TTCTGTAAAACAACACAAATGTTGTTTTTTGGGTCTAAGGTTTCAGGCATTGTATTTCCATTTCCTTGTGTTAGTGTAATCATGTTACTTTTCTTTCACAATTGTAGTATTTAAAGATTATTTACTAATTAGTTGATCTTCTTCTATCCTTCACAATACTACTCATGGCTTCATCAATATCAAATATGTGATCCACCATGTCATATGTGTAATCACCCACAGTTACCATTGTTATCATTTGTGGGAAGTTATACGAAATCTTTTTAACTAAGAATACTTCGTTATGTATTCTCGCTGGATCATGATTTACAGTGGTATTCATTCCTATATTTACACCATTGATTAATCTCGGAATTATGATTCTTAATGAGTTTTTTGGTTCACCTTTAGCTCCCATTAACCTTCTACAATATGAAGCAACAGAAGTTGCATCTTCCATTTGTTCTGTTGAATATTTTTTTGATCTTTTTCCATATTTATCAATACTATCTTGATTTGAATCTTGAAAATAAGTCCAATCATCTGTGGAAGAATTTGCTCCAGTTATAGCACCTTTATTGGTTTTATCAATATATCGTAGTATAATTTCGACTGAATATATTGGGGAAGCATCTGATGAATTTGCTCCTTTGAATGAATATTCCTTTGAAGTTTCAGTTGCCCAACCACCATTAATTTGGTAATATTTACCATCTGTATATGTACTTACAGAAGTATTTTGCATTATCTCTATATGATCACCACTTGTATCACTTGAAGTATCTGCATACTCAACAACAACTCTATCACCAGCAGTAATAGTTCTCGCTGAAGTTAAAGACAATGTAGTCCATAGAGGAATGTCTCCTAAATAAATATTTGATGGATCTGCAAAAGTAGTTGTTAAATCTGAAGCATCTTTTGCTGCAGAAGTAGCTACTTCTGTATCACCATTATAAATTTTAAAATAAAAACTACCTGAAGGGGTTCCAACTTTTCGTAACGCAAATGATAATTCATTTATACTTGTTCCTATATTTGAATTATTAGTTAGAATTTCATTACCGACTCTTGATCTTCCATACCCATTATTTCCATTTTGTTGATAAGATATATTTCTACTACTAGTAGAATATGTTGTATTTTCAAATGAACTGCTAGAACCAGTACTTACATACCATGTAATTTTTCTACCATCCCATGTGAATTCTCTATTCCCACTATCACCTTCAATTAAAGATCGTATTGGATTTTCATCACTATCAAGAGCTCGTATAGCTACCAAGTCCCATAACTCTTTACCATCATTTGTAAATAAACTCATTACATCAACAGTTCCACCTGATGAGAAAGAAGAAACGTGTACATTTTTATACTTCATATGATTACCCCTATACACATGAACATCATTTATTAGATTTTTATCATCTAACCCATTTTGAATTATTTTATATCCATGTTCTTTTGTATAATATGAATTATTAGGTGCTTCAGTTGATTCAAAGATTAATGTTTTTCTTGGTGTTACATAAAACTGATCAGCACCGTTTAAATGTTGATTTAACACACCACTTGAATTATATTCTTTACCACCTAAAATTGCCAATATACGTGCTGTTTGAATGGCTTTACCACCAGCATTATACCTAGATTGTCGTCTTGTGTGAAATGGATTAGTTTTAGTTTTCCAAGTTTCAGTTGTATCATCATCCTCATCATCTGCATATCCACCTGTAGCTATACTATTTACATACTTAAATTCATAATCTATATCTTTGCCTAATTTTCCATCAGCCAAAACTACACCTGTATTATCTTGATCGTTCTTATTTATGCCCTCAACAATTTTAGCCATTATATCTTCTAAAAGCATATCTTCAAAAACACCATTATTGGCGTTTGATACATTAGCGAATATGTTTTCATCGACCTCACTTGCAAGTAAATGTTTACTATAACCGATAGCCTTTATTGTTATTGTGTTAGAATTATACTTAACATCACTAACAACTCCACCAAATTTCATAGTTGAAGTTGGTAAAAGTCTTTTATATGCAGTAAGTCTTTGAAAGTCTTCAAAAGCTCTAGTGTATATCTTTACAGAGTATATTTTACCTTCAAACTTTGATCCATTAGAAGAAGTACCACCAATATAGATATCTGATACTCCAGCTTCCATTTTTAATGTACTAGTTGTATGCCATGGCATGAGATATCTTTCTCCACCATTAACTCGTATGTAATTCTGTTTATATTTTGAACCACCATCAGGTTTCGAATAAACGTCTATAAATGCTTCTTTTCCAGAAGTAACCTCTAATAGTTGACCTGCTGTACCTGTTTCACTTTCTTTATTAGATATTGTACTACCACCTTTCGTTCTTGTTTTACAGTACGCATATGTGACATTATTTGTCTTATACAGTCCAATTTGAATTCCACTATTTGAATCCATTCTATCAAATATAATCTGTGTTTCATCATCATCTAAAGTTGGGACTTTAATCCATATGTGAATTTCTCTTCCTTCTTCAAAATCTATTATTTTATTATTTGCTTCTTCACTACTTGGTTTTATTTTTATAACCTGTCTTTGTGTTTCACAGTCAAGATAATGTTGTCCTTTATGTCTTAAATCTTGGTTAGATTGATCTCTTTCAGTTTTAAATATAGGATCAGAAGAAGAATCATTTCTTTTCCCATCTAAGTTATATCCACTTTCATCTCTTAAAGAATGATTAAAATGCCATGCACCACACATATGGTCAACGTCTATATCATCTGTAATGAATGTTAATATATCATTTTGTTGTACATCATACCCTTTTGATATAGTTATTTGTGCATTATCAACTGCTCTTGAACCTTCCAAGTTTACTTTACCAACCAAAGCTTTTGGCATGGATCTAATAACTTCATATGAACTGCTAACTTTTTTCCTATGCTCTAGGGTAATTCTCGTTGTTGACATGATTATGCTGCTATTGGTAAAGCCAATTTTATTATCGAATATTTATTTCCTTCAGGGTTTGTTGATGTTAAAGCAGTTAATCGTATATCATAATCACCGTCAGAACTTATACCACCTGTGGCTGTAACTGTTTGAGCTGTAGATTGTCCAGCTCCTCCACCACCACTATATGTTACAGTTGAAAAGTTTGACCAAGTGTCCGTACCCTGTGGTCTATATTGAACTTTATATCCAGTTATAGTTGAATCACCACTTCCAAATGAATCTGTATGTGTACTTGTTATTATTACTCCCCTTGTTGTACCTGTTGTTGAAGCCATTCCACTATATTGAGGTGCTTCTGCTAAATCTGGATCGGCTGATGAAGCTACATTACCATTTATGAAGGATATTGTTGCTGTCCAAACTACTGGTGATTGTGAGCTTATAGCCATATTGACTTTTTGTAAAGTTCCTTGTAAAACGAATACATCTGCTATTGTTAATTCAAAACTATCTGATACTGTGACAGGCACTATATCTGTTTTAAAGAATTCTACTATCTCTATTGCTGTGTGACCACTTGTACCTGTGTTACCTAATCTTGATGTACCACTGAATGGGTTTGCACCTAAGTTTCTTATTTTCCAACTCAAATTAACAGTTGTACTATTTCCTTCCACTTTAATCAAAATATTTTTTGTGTCTTCTGATTGTGGTAATGGCATTGGTGTAACAGGTGTATTATAATCTATCTGACAACTTACTATGTTATCACCATTATATGTTATAATATTACCTGTTACGTCATCTGTACATTTTAATTCCCAAGCTCCCATACTAACCACCTAATTGAGTATCTCCCTCTGTTTTCATACCGTCATTTATCTGTTCTAACGTTTGTTCTGCATCAACGTTTTCATAGAAAATCATATCACCATAAAAGTTATTCATGTGATTTCTTCCAGTTAATGTATTAATAGCACTATATGAAGGATCACTAACTAATCGTGCATTATGTTCACCACCTTCTTCAGGTGTCATCTCTTCAACTGAATCTGCACCTGCTTGTCCTAGGAGCAAAGGCAATAATGTTGCGAGTGCAGTAATTAAAATTCCTGCGTACCCTCCTGCTTTTTGACTTCTCACATTCTTTAAAGCATCTTTCACAGCTTGTTGTGAAAACATATTTTTAAAGTTAGGTATAAGAGATCCTTTTGCTATATGACCACCATGAAGTTTAGCATTTTGAATGGCATTAAAGATTCTTCTTCCACCCAAGTAACCAGCAGTTGAACCTAATCCAACTGCAAGGGTTGTGCGAGCTTGTGTTAATGAATCTTTATTCTCTGGATCTGTTGTGAAATTTAAAGCACCTAATATTAAATTTAACACCCCTAATATTGATCCAACCAAAGGTAATAATGAATTACCTATTTGATCTCCCAACTGCATCATTCTTGGGTACATATCTTTAAAGAATGGTAAAACAGTTGCAAGGAACATCATTGCAATAGGTCTTAATACGAAACCAAAGAAATCACCAAACGGTCTTAATATAAGTCCAAAAGTCATACTCATTAACTCTAACATTTTCTGTAACATTGGTGAAACTGTAAGTGCTGCCTTAAACAATCCTATTAATAAACCTAAACTAACCACACTGATTACAATACCTGTTGAATGTTTCGCCATGAAGTTTCCAACTTTTTCCAAGTGCTTCACCATTGATGCAAGTGCTGGGTTTGATTGCATGGTTTTATATGTTTTAGTATCTTCTGTATCTACCAAAGACTTTTGAAGACTTCTTAATTTTTGTTGCCTCATTTCCCAATCTTGTGATTGTTGCCATGTTCTATTTATAAAATTAGAATTCAGCATTTCATTTTTAACAATTTCCATAGTTTCTCTTAACTCACTATGTTGCATTTTTACTTTTGTCATTCTAAATGCAGCCCCAACACCTTCACCAGCTACGCCAATTGGGGTAGTACCATGCATCATTTTTGTTACTCTTGTCATAGCTGTATCCATTCCTTGCAAACTATGTCTAAGTTTAATATTACTCTGTACATTATCTCTGTGTTCTTGTTCTAAAAGTCTTTTTCCAAATATTCTTTCTCTGTTAATTTCTCTTGTTAACTTTAATGATTCTAGTCTAGTTTGGGTTTCTTGTTTTGCAATATATCTTCTTCCATTCCACTCTTTTTTTGTCATATCCAATTGTGCATTAACAGTAACAAGTTTTTCACTAAATTTAACAAAATTGTTTATTACTCCCAGTTCTGCATCATTTAATTTACCAAAACCCTTCATCATTTGTTCAACATGATTCTTTATATCCATTAATATTTGCTCAATTACAGAGTTTTTCATGATACTATCTATATTTATAGATCACTATTAAAAGTTTTTCCTTTTACTACTGGATTTAAAATCCTCATTCTGCTTCTTAATCTCTTCAATGTGCGTGGCTATTACCTTTTTAAGATATTCAATTGGTTGTGAATCTACCTGTTTTTTATCCCATCCGAACTCTTTTGCACATAAATAATATGCTAGGTATTTGGTTCTTTCTGATCTTTCAACTTCTGGAAGGTTTCCATCCAGTCCTCTATATACTCGGCTAAAGGGTGGTATTCTAGCACCTCATCTAGAATTGTATTTGCTATTTTTGAATTAAGCATTTTTATGGCTGTTTCATCACCAATCTTAAATGGTGCTTTCTTAATACATAGTGTCAAAAGCTTCATTCTATAAAACGGTAAATTGATCTTTGGTTTTGTTACATCTGATAAATCTACTGAACCACTAAGTAATGATTCAACTTCACCAAATGTCAAAGAGTCTTCAAATTCAACGAATTCTTCTTTACCATTGTATTGTATTTTAACAGTTTGTGTAGCCATACTGAAAAAATATATATTCTATTTAATAAGGGTTGTGTTATGCAATTGTGTATGTTACTCTTGCTGCCTGAGCTTTAAATGATAGCTCTTCAAAGACAGGTTCTACTGGTTCTAATCCAGTAACAGTGTGATCACCAAATGATATTCCTTTAAATTCAATTTTCATTTCTTTACCACTATCTTCTGTTGAAGTGAATGTTAGTTCGGCTGATACACCACTTGTTTGGTTAATTCCACCTTTTGTATCATAACCTGTACCAATTGCTTGATTCAAAACGTGTTGTAAGTGATTTCCTTCTTTCCATGAAGTCTTAAATCTACCTGATACATCTAATACTTTTCTAAATGAATCAGTAGCATAGTGAGAACCTAATTTATAAAGTAATTCTGTGTTCTGATTAAAAGTTACATCTACTGATTGTACTTCACCAAGTGTTTGTAATGCACTACCATCTGAAACTTTGAAAACACCATGTGCAAATGTGTACGGACTTCCAGCTACTCCAACTGTATCTTGTTCTACTATACTTCCAGTTGCTGGGTTTGATACTGTTTCTTCCTTACCAAATGTCATATCACAATTTCCGTTTATTGTTTCACCTATATTTGCAGTAATACCTAAAGAATTAATTATACCACCTTTTAATGTTCTTACCATTTTAGTATGTGTCCCAGTTCCATAATCTGAACCAGCACCTGTTGATGACGGTGTTTCTATTGAAATTTGTGCTGAAAGTGTTTTATTAACCATGTCAGGTGAAGCCCCTAATGCACCTTCACCTAATGAAGCTGGATATTTTGAACTTGATACTTCTCCGTAAATTCCCTGAAAAATATTATGTGAAGTTTGACTATCAAATGTAAAACTAACACCCATTCTTGCCTGTTGTTGTCCATATGCAAATGCTGTTGGTTCTACTTGTCCTAGTAAACCTAATTCAATTCTATTTGTTGTGACACTTAAAGAGCTTACTCTAGTGTTTAGACCAAATACTTTGTTATATGTAGCCCCAGCTCCAAATGCACTTTCATACCCATAAAATACCGAAGACCCTGCGCCTGTATAAACTACCATATTATAAAAGGTAACTTATTCCTATTTAAAGATTATTGGGGATCTGCTTTCCTAAATGATAGAGTCAAAACATAACTATACATATTACGGTATTTGTAGTTTTTACTGAAAGAACCAATAACTCTCAAATCAGTATAAGATGTGCCTGTTATATTATCTTTAACCAATTTCACAACTTTTTTGACAACTTCATTATGTCTTTTTATATCTTGATATGTTCTTACTTCTAATTCTATGATTTGTTCATGCCAAAATGCAGAACCACCTAATCCAAAATACGTTATATTTTCATTTTTTGGATATAAAAGCAATTCATCTCGTCTATCATCAATAAAACCAACAGTTCTTTTATCCCAAATAGCCGATACTCTTGGGGGTCTTATATCTGACCATTTGGTGTTAATCAGGTTGATTATCTCTGTTACTGCATCATATGTTATTATACTCATATATCTTCATCTACCCCACTCTGATATTTATAGTTCACATCATACTTGAATTTAACCCAATGATCATTTTTACCAAATGACCCTTCTTCAGCTCTTCTATATTTCGTATGTGCATCCCATTCTTCATCAGTCATAGTAGTAGGTCGTCTTCCTACATACCATATTTTTCTTGCAACTTTAAACGCTATGGAGTCAACCACATTATCTCTTATGGTAGGCATATTATACTTATTCATTTTAATTGCATCTGTTTTTCGTGTCCAATTTTTATCTCTAAACGTATTTGGTCTTTCTCTATCTCTATAATACTCTTCTACTAATTCTTCATCACTAGCCCCAGCCAATTTTACATTCAAAACCCATTGTTTTATTGCTTTAATATTTGGTTTAACTTCTTTTGGATACCATCCTCTTTGTAAATTCTCTGGAAGAGCTGGTAATGATGGAGGTGCTTGAAGTGCTGGATACTTACTAATATAATCTAACCAATTATCATCAATCTCATCTTCAGGTTGGGTACTCTGTGCAGAAGCTATCATTGCACCAATTTCTTCAGGTGTAGCACCTTCTGCGAAATTTAAATCATCAATATTATCAGGTAACTTCCATGTCACATCAAAACTTTGTGCATTTTCAAAAAGCTCTTCTTCTTCTTGTTCCTTTGTTATTTTTTCACCATCTACTTCCATCTCAACACTAGCTTTGGAACTTCTCATTCTTTCTGCTATGTCTTTAAAATATACGTATATTCCACCAGTGATACCTTTCTTAAGTTGTCCCCAATTCATTACAGTCCGACAACAACAACTTCTCTTCTATTTATGATACAGTTCTCTATATCTTCTTGCCAATATTTCTTTGACTCAGAGGGTGATGTTGTTCCTCCACTTGGAAGTTCATCCATTCTGAAACTCGTATTCATTATATCTATTGCTGTCATTTTAATAATACAATCTTTAATATCATCAGGGATAACTGTATCACCAGCAAACTCTTCACCACCATAACGATATGTGACTCTTACTCTATTTTTCCTTAAGATACTAAATAGAAAACCTCTCAAATGTAATGAACCTCTCTCATATTCCATATCAAACCATTGACCATTTGTGACAATGTTTTCCCAAATTGCACTAGCCCCCTGCCAAATTTCTACTTTATCACCAGCAGAATCATCTAAATCATATATTCTCCTATGTCTTAGAAAGATAGGTGTACCCCATCCAAATGTATAAAGTAATGGTAAACTATGAACTTCTCTTGTTATTTTTTTGGTTCTCCATGCATGACCAGTTCTTCGTTCAAATTCAGATTCTTTTCTGTTGATTATTTTCTCAACTTGTGTTTTGTTAGGAGTAGTGTTAGCATTAATGGGTACTCTGAGAAAATCAGACACATCTTCAACTGAACAGTAAGTTGTAACCATGTAATATATAAACTTAGTATGTATTTAAATTTACTTAAAAACAACAGTCCACTCTGCTGAACCTGTGATATCTGCATAGATTCCCTCTTCAAACCTTCTATTAATATCTTGATAATTTCCTTCTATTTCACCAAATATAGTGAATTCTACTGAACCACTAGCACCACCATTCTTTAAGACACATTTAGCTCCACTAGAACCTTTTTTACTACAAAAGACAGCAACGACTACGCCATGACTGCCTTTTATAGCTGTATCTGCATTAAATGAGATTACATTGTGGTTTAATTCTACCATGACTATATTGACCAATTAGGAATATATAAGGATTATGAAGAAAAAAAAGTCGGCTGTTTTGGACTCTAGTAGCCTATGACTAGAAACTCGAAAGTTTTGCTTGCACAGGTTGAGCTGGTATTTACAACTTCAACAAATTTGGATTGTGCTCCTCCACCTACATCATATAGTTGGATTTTCTCGTTTGCTTTGTCATATCTTACTTCTTGTAAACAAGTTGAATATGTTGGTATTACAGCAACGAGTGTAGAGATTCTTCCCTCTTTGAGGTCAGCTACCACTCCTCCTGTCGCATAGTTATCAGAAGCACCAAAGGTAACTTTGACAGCATATACTCGCAACTTTGATGTTAAAGCTGCTTGCCATGAGAGTGTTTTTCTCACGTTTGCATTTGTCCAATCGGATGTACTGATTGTTATTGCCATATATTAGTGTATGAAAGACCCATATATAAGTATTAAAAAAAATAAAAGGATGGTAATGTGACTAGAGTTTAATATCTCTAATTTTACCTTGTGATTTGAAGTGACGACAAACTGTCTCGCCCATTGTTCTGAAAACACCTTTCTCAACAAATGCATTGTTGATGAATGGATATCCAGCAGATCTTCTAGTTGCTTCATAGTATTCAGTTGGAATTGCGATTTGGATTCCGATTCTTGGATAACCATATCCTTCTGCATCTGATGTATCAAGTGCGAATAATCTTCCGATTTCTGACGAGTCGCCAGAGTCACTTGGTGCATCTTTGGATGGAATGAATGGTATTCCGTAAATTGAATCTACGTGAATTCCGACCCCTGTTCCTTTGAATGTTTGAATTCCGTTTACATCGATTTGTACTAAGCTTTCGCCGTATGGATTTGGAATACGGACAGAAGGCATATATAAACCTTGTATTTCGGAGTAAACCTCATGCGAACCGAGGAATACGTTAGGATCTTTACCTGCTGCAACTCTAATCTTTCGTAAGAAAGTTCTTAGAGTGTCATCAGTTAAGACACCGTTAGTACCTATTGTACCTGAAGCTGATTCTACTGTACTATCAAAGTCAGTTCCACTATCTCTATCAATGGTGGCATTTGCTGCCCATGGATCATATGAACCTGTTGTACTTGCACCTAGAGCTGTCTCTTCAGCATCACTTGAAATGATTCTGTCGAGTGTCTCAAAGTCTTTTGTACCTGCCCATGTACCTGATCCAGATATTGTACCTTCAACATCTGCTAAAAGCATACGGTTTAGAAATTCTTTATGCTGTACAGCCATGTATAAACGTAGAGAACCGAGTCCTCCCCAAATATCGTCTTTAGAGTGTGTTGCTAACCATTCCATAACTTCAGTTGCACTAAATGGCAATTGAGCTGTCTTTGGTCTAACATCAATCTCTTGTAAAGTTGGCTTTACGGTTTCGGCGATATTTCCACCCTCACTTGTACCACCTAAAGCAGTATTGCCTTGTTCAGTATTTAGTGTAGGTTTTGCTGTAATGACCCTCCATCCAGATTTATCCCAAGGATATTTTGGAAGGATGCCAAATGCGTTAGCTTCTAAGTTGAGTTGCGCCCATGCGTAAGCTCCAAATATAGCATTAAAAGTGCCTGCTGTACTTGTTGTTACTGGTGCGTCTGCTTTTCTTAGAAGGTTTCTATTGTATCCATAGTATTGTGCTTCTAGCTCATCTATTGTTCGTATTTGTACCATTTTAGAATTGACCTACCTCATCGTTAGATGGTGTGTAGTATGTACCTTTCAGAATGTTTCGAGCTACGTTTGCTAAGCCCTCATAACCTTCAGATCTTGCATCTTTCAAGATTGGGGAATAATCTTCAGAGAAGTTTTTATTCACATCTTGTGCTGCTGATGGTCTTGGAGTTTCAGTTGAAAAGGAATGTTCTGTCTTTTCTTGCATTTTCAGATTGCCATTGTCAGATTTAGGTGATTTCTCACCGTCATTTGGACTTCTATCAGAATCTAATCCAGTTTGACGTGAATTTGATTGATATTCGTCTGGGACTTTAACTTTTGCTCCGACATCTTCTTCAGCACTTGTTGCTGGTTTCAATGGGAGATCAGTTGGTGTCTCTAAGGCTTTTAATCTATTGTCTATACCACCAAGGGTATTTTCAACGGATTTCTGTGTTTCTGCTAGTGATTGGATAACATCAGTGAGTGTTTCCATATTCTTATTAACAGTCTCTTGGAAAGATTTTTCAACCTCTTCTTGAGATTCTTCTTCTTCGTCTTTAGCTTCTTCAAAAGTTTCTTTTTTGGATTCTTCTTCAGCCATGTTCTTACCAGATCTTTGTTTTTTCGAGTTTATATATATTTCGCTACTTTTATATGCTTCTTCATCAGCCTTACCTTGACCTCCTAATTGATTGTTTCCGTCTTCTGTCTGATAACCTGATTTAGATGTAAAAAAAAATTTCTCTTCTTCGGTAGATTTTTTTCTACCTGAACTTGCATCTTCATCAACATCTTGATTAAACATACTATGGTTTACACCGTCATTTTCTGCATCTTGTTTACCTTCAGAATCTCTTTCACTGTTTTCCTCTTCATTGGTGTCTTTCACTTCTGTGGTTTGTATGCCTGTTCCTACACCTGTATTTTGATTATATGTATGATCATGACCTAATCCTCTTTGACCCTGAGCGTGCATTTGTTCACCACCTAGGCTATATTTGTCAATAAAACAACCAAATTTGTCACATTTTATGAGCATTTTTCCATCTCTATCTTCAATATTATCAGTCATTGCTTTTGCAATTGGATTGTAATCAGTGATTAATGCTAATGGAACTGCTGGATCTTTACATACAGCTACCTCATAATGTTCTAAATTACTTAATTCATATGCTACTGAACCATCTTTCATTACTTTTGGGGTTCTATTTGATTTTGTTGCTCCACCAAAAGATAGTCCTTTATATTCACCTGATTTAATTTTTGACCAAATCTCATTATCTAATTCATAGTTTTTATGTATTTTACCTGTGATTTTGATAGCTGGATACTCTTCACCATTAGTATCTTTGTAAACTGTTTGTGCATAACTGATACCTTTCCCAATTATACGATTACTATGTGTATCACTAATAGGTGCTCCTCTATCCATCCAAATAGGTAAAACCTTGATTAATTCATCTACTACTGTTATTTCACCCTGTTTGTCCTTTACTTGAACTGTTAAGTATCCCTCAAAAAATCGACTATCATCTGCAATAGGATGTAATGCTTTGGTGACTAGTTTATTGAAATATAAGTCTTCTTCCATGACTATTTTATTATGGTATTACTTATAAAGTTTTTAGTATAAAAAAGAAGAAAGGGGGGTAAAATAATACCACTTTCTAATCTTTCTTTGCTTTTGTAACTGCGAAATCAGCCATGAAACCAGTGGACAAGCCTATTAAAGCTAAGCCAATATCCCCAACGCCCTCAGTTGCAATAGTTTGACCTATTGCGATTGCTGCGAAGGTGG